GCGTTGAGGTATGAAGTTGCTTTAGCTAATGTAGCCATGATGTGATACTCCTGTAAATAAAAAAGCCAAGCATATCGGCTTGGCAACGAATGAATAGATGTTCTATCCATGTAAACAGTATAGCTTTAGGGGTATGTTTCCCCCTCGTACTGTGGTTTTGTAGACCCCACCCACCCCCCACCCGACCTATTTTGGGGAGTGGTGGCATGGTGACCAGATCATTGTTTCGTAACCGCACAGCTAAAAAATGTCAAATTGTGTAAAACCCTTGCAAAATCAAATACATACAGCACAAAAAAATAACAAATTTCGGACAAGCTATGTCAAATCTTAGACAACAAAACCGGATAAAAATGTGTAACAAACTACACAAATGTAAGAAAAAGTGCGCAAGTGTATAAAAAAGTAACGCCTACAACACAGCAAAACCCAACCTATAGGTACAAAAACAACCCGCGAAATGATACCCATAGGTATCAAGACAAACCCCAAATGACTCATAAAAGAAGCCTTAACCCCCATACGGACTCATTAATGAGTATTGTTGCAGTGCACAATAAAACAAACTAAAATAGACCTATATCAACGGGGGGTACCCCATAACTAAAAGGAAACGATATGTACGACGAATATGTAGCCGCGGTAAAGAAATGGATTGATACAGTTGAGGCTGTTGCGCAAGGTAACCAGTTTTGGCTAGACCACTTTATTTCTTCTTTAAAGCAATACGTAAAACCAAAAGCCAAATAAAAAAAAACCCCCGGGCGTTTTAAGTCCGGGGGCTAAACCATCACAACAAAGGAGATTTACGTACGACCCAAACGAAGGAGGAAAAGCCATACGTGCGCATAGTATAACGCAAAACTAAAAAAGTGTACTATACTACACACATTCGTGACCCCAACCACGCAACCAAAGGGAATACAGTTTTGTTACTAGAACACCTAGTTTCAGCAGATGAAGCCGATTTTACTCCTGACGTTCAGTCAGATGCTGGGGGCTTCGTACCTTTAGAAAAAATCAACGCGCCCCAAACTCTTGGAGCGCAAAAGCAAACGGCGGACTGGTTAAATCAGTTTGCCTCCGAAGAAGAAGACCAAGAAGTCTTATCAAAAGCGCAGGAACAACAAGTGGCCAACGCGTTTGCGGCCCTAACAACTAATTCCCCCGACGCAAAAAACCAACTGCTTAACTTACAAGCCCCAGAAGAAATTGTTAATGCCGTAGCTATGGTGACGGGGTATCAGTGGGAGTTTGTAAAGCAGGCCAACGAGCTACGTTCAATGAGCGTAGCAAAAATAGTAAAAGAAACTGACCACCCTGATGCCCGAATCAGGTTAAAAGCTTTGGAGTTGCTTGGGAAGGTAACAGAAGTTGCCCTGTTTACGGATCGGGTTGAAGTAAAAAACACAGAAGTGTCTGATGAGGATTTGGAAAAGCGCATTCGGGAGAAGTTGGCTAAGTACATGGGCAAGGCTGAGGTGGTAGAAGTCGAGGAAATTGAAGTTGTAGAGAAAATTGTTGCGCCAAAACAACACATTGACGACACCGACGAATGAAACTGGACTATTTAACCCCAGAAGAAGCGTTAGCTGCACAGATGGCGCTCAAAGACATGACGACTGTTGAGAAAGCGATGTTCTTAGCAGACTTAGAAGAGCAGGAAAACCGCGCCAGTCTTAAAAAGGCCCAGCAAGATCCGATTGATTTTGCAAAACACGTATATCCGGGGTTTAAAGTAGGGCCCCACCACCGCAAGTTGGCTAAAATTTTTGAAGACGTATTGGCTGGCAAGAAAAAACGGGTGATTATTAACATCGCACCGCGTATGGGTAAGTCTGAGTTCTCGTCTTATCTGTTTCCGGCGTTCTATCTAGGCCAGGACCCCACTAAAAAAATCATTATGGCTACGCATACGGCGGGCTTGTCTGAAGACTTTGGTCGAAGAGTGAGGAATTTAATTGAATCCGAAGAATATAAAGAGGTGTTTCCGAACACGGTTGTCGCGGACGACCAAAAAGCAGCAGGTAAGTGGTCGACGGGAGCTGGTGGTCAGTATTACGCTGTTGGTGTTGGCGGCGCTCTTGCCGGTCGTGGTGCTGATTTGTTCGTTATTGATGACCCCCACTCCGAGCAAGACATTAAAGCGAATAGTAGAGCTACCTTTGATAATGCGTGGAGCTGGTTTCAAACCGGTCCCTTGCAGCGACTAATGCCGGGGGGTGCGATCATTGTTATTATGACGCGCTGGTCTTTGGTAGATTTAACTGGGCGGCTAGTGAACTTCACTATACAAAACCCGGAAGCAGAACCTTGGGAAGTTGTTGAGCTGCCAGCCATCCTGCCTAGCGGAAAAAGTCTTTGGCCTGAGCAGTGGCCACTCGAGCAGTTAGAAGCTAAAAAACTTCAGATGGACCCACGGTACTGGAACGCGCAGTACATGCAGAACCCCACAGGCGATACAAGCGCCGTGATTAAAAGAAGTGACTGGCGCATATGGGAGAAAGAAACCCCACCGGACGTTGAGTTTGTGATCCAGTCATGGGATACGGCGTTTGAAGTTAAGACCACATCGGACTATAGCGCCTGCACAACATGGGGTGTTTGGTACAACGAGGAGGAAGGCAATGCCCCTCAGTTGATTCTATTAGATGCGTTCAAAGACCGGATGACGTTCCCAGAACTAAAAGCTACGGCGTACAAACACTGGAAAGAATGGGACCCTGATGCGTTCATCATCGAGAAAAAAGCGTCTGGTGCTCCGTTGATTCAAGAACTTAGACGCATGGGCATACCTGTGCAAGAAACCAACCCAAGCCGAGGTAATGATAAAATCGCCCGTGTAAATGCAATCAGTGACTTGTTTGCCTCTGGAGCTGTGTGGGCGCCTGACCGTCGTTGGGCTAAAGATGTGATTGAGGAAGTTGCCGCGTTCCCTGTAGGCGAGCATGATGACTATGTGGATACGGTATCTCAAGCCTTGCTACGCTATAGGCAGGGCGGGTTTGTAACATTAAGTTCTGATATGGCGGAAGAATCAGCGCAGTATAGACGGAGAAGGAGCTACTACTGATGTACATGCTAAGCAAACTAGAGATTTTATATAAAGCCGTTGAACGGGCTAAACGTATTGAGGCGTACGGCGACCAGCTGATAATGCTTAAAAATGTTAGAACAGCTAACGATGGTAAGACTCTTAAAGACTGGCAAGATGCGTTTGCGTACGAAGCGCTGCGGGTTTACCCTAAAATGGTTGAGTTTGTTGAAGAAGTCGCTAAGCATAATTTTGCTTTAGAAGACCAAGTGCGCGAACTAAAAATAAAGATCCTTGAACTAGAAGACCAAGCTAAAACAAAATAATGCTAAACAACTACTACTACGTCTCCGAGAAAGTTATTCCACGTTCTATGTGCGAATACATCATTAAAACTACACCTTGGGATCAAGCGCACAATGCCAAAGTTGGGCGCGACCAAGAAAACCGTGTGGAAAATCCCACTCGTAAAACAGATATAGCGTTCCTAACGCCCATGAGCATCATTGGTTGCGTACTTCAAACCCACATAAACGCCGTAAATAAGATAGATTGGCGCTTTGATATTGATGGGGTAGAGGATATTCAGATAGCCAAATACCAGAACGGCGGACATTATAAATGGCATATTGATAGTTTTCCACCCGATAAAGCGAATAAACAGCGTAAACTATCGGCTATAGCATTCTTAAGTAATCCGGATAGTTTTGAAGGCGGTAATTTAGAACTGGCCATAAACCCAAATCTAAATCCTAAGCTGCCACAAGGAAGCATAATTATTTTTCCTTCCGTTTTAGAGCACCGCGTTACCGAAGTTACTAAAGGCAAACGATACACAGCAACATGCTGGGCAACTGGTCCAGCTTTTAAATAGGACATATTATGGCAGTCGACAAAAGTTTATACCGTGCTCCGCAAGGATTACAAGAAGAAGATGGGCAACCCGATTTAGAAATTGAAATCGAAGACCCGGAGGCCGTTCATATTGGCATTGACGGTATGGAAATTGATATTGAGCCAGCCGAAGACCCAGAGTTTGATACTAACTTAGCGGAAGAAATGGATGAAGGCGAGCTAGAGAGTCTAGCTTCCGAATTAGCTGGCGATATTGATAATGACCTGAACTCCCGCAAAGACTGGGAGAAGATGTACAAAGACGGTATTACTTTGCTTGGCCTGAAGTTTGAAGAACGCGTAGAACCTTGGGATGGCGCTTGTGGTGTATTCCACCCAATGATTACAGAAGCAGTTGTACGTTTCCAGTCCGAAACAATTATGGAAACTTTCCCAGCGTCAGGCCCAGTTAAAGCGGCAATTATTGGTAAAGATAGCCAAGAAAAAATTGAAGCTGCTCAGCGCGTAGAAGAAGACATGAACTACCAGCTGACTGAAAAGATGCCTGAGTTCCGTAATGAGCATGAACGCATGCTATGGAACTTACCATCTGCTGGTTCTGCTTTTAAGAAGGTTTATTACGACCCAAGTATTGGCCGTCAGATTTCTATTTTTATTCCTGCTGAAGACATTATTCTTCCATATGGCGCCAGTGAGATTGCATCATGCTACCGTGTAACGCACCGCATGTATAAGACTAAGAATGAGCTGACCAAACTAATGTACGCTGGCTTTTACCGTGATATTGATGTTGGTGAGCCACAGCGTTTCCGTACAGAGATTCAGGAAAAGAAAGACAAAGAAACAGGATTTACTGCAACCCATGACGAGCGCTACGAGTTGTATGAGTGCCACGTCGATTTAGACTTGCCCGGTTATGAAGATGAAGAAGACGGAGAGAAAACTGGAATTGCTCTGCCTTACGTAGTTACATTAATTCGCGGCTCAAACAAGATTCTGGCAATTCGCAGAAACTGGAAAGAAGACGATGACCTTAAACTTAAAAGGCAGCATTTCGTACATTACCAATACATCCCCGGATATGGCGCTTATGGCTTTGGTCTTTTTCACCTTATTGGTGGATTTGCTAAGTCAGCCACTTCTATTTTGCGTCAGTTGGTTGATGCCGGTACTCTTTCCAATTTACCAGGTGGCCTTAAGTCTCGCGGATTAAGAATCAAAGGCGACGATACTCCTATAGCGCCGGGCGAGTTCCGTGACGTTGACGTTGGTTCTGGTTCAATCCGTGACAACATTCTGCCACTTCCTTACAAAGAGCCATCTGCAGTATTAGCTGGTTTGATGGATAAGATTATTGAAGAAGGTCGTCGCTTTGCGTCTACTTCTGATATGCAAGTTGCTGACATGTCAGCCAACGCACCTGTCGGTACAACATTGGCTATTCTGGAAAGAACGCTGAAAGTAATGAGCGCGGTTCAGGCTCGTGTGCATTATGCACTTCGCCAAGAACTAAAACTGCTAGCCGGTATTATCCGCGACTATACTGAAGAAGACTATAACTACGAACCAGAAGAAGGCCCTGTTTCTGCCAAAAAATCTGACTACAGTTTGGTTGATGTAATCCCAGTTTCAGACCCTAATGCAGCTACGTTGTCACAACGGGTAGTCCAATACCAAGCCGTTATTCAGCTTGCGCAATCAGCACCACAAATCTACAATCTTCCACAGCTACATCGGCAAATGCTTGATGTTATTGGTATTAAGAATGCCGACAAACTTGTTCCTTTGGATGATGACCAGAAGCCCCGTGACCCTGTAGCAGAAAATATGGCCGCCCTTAAAGGTAAGCCAATGAAAGCGTTTATGTATCAGGACCACGAAGCGCACATTAAGGTCCACACTTCTGCTATGCAAGACCCGTTAATTATGCAGTTGATTGGGCAGAACCCACAGGCACAAGCCATTCAAGCTGCAATGGAATCACATATTGCAGAACACCTTGGATACGCTTATAGAGCTAAGATCGAAGCTGCCTTGGGCGCTCCGTTACCTGATCCAGAAGACGATATCCCACAAAGCCTTGAAGTTCAGATTTCTCGTTTGGTCGCCCAAGCTGCCCCACAAGTATTGGCCCAAAGCCAAGCTACAGCTGCTCAGCAACAAGCACAGCAAAATGCCCAAGACCCTGTTCTACAAGCACAGTTAATTGATCAGCAAGTTAAACAAGGTGAACTTGAACGCAAGAAAGCAAAAGACGCAGCTGATAATGCATTCCGTGAACAAGAACTGCAACTTAAGGCGCAGCAAATGCATAGTGAAAAAGTGCAGAAAGCTGTTGGCGTTGCTACAGACTTTATTGATAAGCAACAAATGCACCACGATACCTTCCGTACTAATGCTACACAAGGCCTTTTGAAAGTTGCAGATATTGCTCAAAAGGATAAGCACAAACAGA